GAAAAAGAGGCAAAAGGACGGGTAAACGAGGATACCATTATCCTCGCGGTCTACTAAATAGGAATGAAGGAGCATACAATATGCAACTACTCATCTCCGAGATATTGACGAAGGCTGCGAACGAGAAAACTCCGAAGGACAAGGCTAATGTGTTGAGGGCGCACTCTTCTGCTGCATTGCAGGAAGTGTTTCGCTACGCCTATGATCCGAAGATCACATGGTTCTGCAAGGAGGCTCCTGGTTACACAGCCGATCCTGCACCCGAAGGACTTGCATACACAACGCTGATGATTGAATATCGGCGGCTTTACCTGTACACGAAGGAAAACCCCGTGGCAGAGAAGCGCAAGACAGAACTACTCACGCAACTCTTGGAATCCCTCCATCCTACGGAGTCCAAGGTCGTGGAGCAGATGATTGCTGGAGAAATTTCAGGAATCGACAGAGAGGTCATCGACCTCGCATTTCCAAATCTTATTTCAACAAAGGTTGTCAAGGCATGAGCCACGCAGACAATAATGATCGCTCCACAGAAAAGGGCAATCATTCACGGGATACGCACAAGAAGCAACTGAAGCACCATCGGAATCTGAACGACAGCATTTCTCGTTTGGAGAACATAGATGACGATGATTTCTTCTACGAGACAAAGGAGAAGTTCCACCGTGGTCGTTGATCCAAGAACAAAGCCTTTGCATGACGATGAAGATGATCTTGAGGGGGATGTCCATGAGGAGATTCCCTACGAGACAGAACGCCGCATACGCACATGGGGACACATGCCAGAGGGATTGTATTGCCCTGACAGCCCACGGTGGCAACGAAGGGAACGCAATCAGTTCTGGAGCAGGGTGCTGTAAGCGTATTTGCAGATGAAATAAGAGTCCACGATATCCGACACGGGACTCGTCACTTTCTTTGAATCGGGGCTGATCTCTTTCATGAGTTCAGCCCCTGTTTCTTTGACGAAGGCTTCGTACATCTTGTCCTTGTCGGCATTGCCCTTGCCGCTTGCGAACTTCTTGACAACGGTAGGACCGACCAAATGGAAAGCCAATCCGTGCTTCCAAAGTTTCCATTTCAACAATCCGCAGTTTTCCCCAAGATTGAAAACCTTGCCTCTTGCTCCCAAGGCATAGTCTTCGATGTAGACAAGATCGCAGTCCTTGACGAGTTCCAATGCCCAATTTGAGATTTTGTCATGGCGATCTTCCTGCCTTCCGAATTCCGGCATCGACCATTCGGGATAATCCCATCCACGGCAATGAAGACCAGACTCCATGTAGACGGTCGCGTGTTTCAAGGTTTCCGTCAGGTAATGAGACTTGCATTGGGATAGAAAAAAGCCATCACCGCTATGAACGGTAATGGCTGGTGAACACAACGAATAATCAATCCCTGCAATCTTCATGCAGGGGTATTTAGGTCATTGCTTTATTATCTGGGTGAGGGAAAAGAAGCGTTGTCTTCCGATGATAGGTCTACCAATTCACAAGAACCGGCAGAACAAGCATATGTCTGCATTCCTGTTGTATTGTCTTCCTTCTCGTAGTTAGACAGAAGGCTCCAATCAATGCCCTTTGGTATCTTGGCTACCATTGCCTCGTATTCCTCCTTGGTGCAGTCCTGATACGGGGCTTGACGATATGATCCCAAATCTTGAGGTAGGAACGATATGCCAGAGATGCTGTCGATGTGCTTGTAGACCCATGCGCCGACATCAAGCCATTCGGGTTCACGAACGGTGATTGTCACCGATGGCTTGTGTTCGCACCAGAAGTCCTGATACTTCTTCCAAAGTTCAAGATGCTCAATTGCGGTGAGGTCATTTCGTGTCGGTGAACCCTTCGGAGACTTCATCGGGAACGAGAAGACCATCGTGTGGTCGGGGCGCATGACGCAAGGCTCTGCGGGGAAGCCTTGGTCGATCATGAACTGACAGATCGGATCCTTTCGATCTGCACGAACGGTGCGAATGTAATACTCGTTGTGACGGGCATGGATGCCTGAAGCAGCGTCCACCAACTGCGATACCGTGTTGTGAGAAACCCAACCATTAGACAACTGATAAGAGTGAGTCCCTTCAACTTCGATGTCTACCATAAATTCGGGAGCGAACTTGTTAATCGACTTGATCGGAGTGTAAGAGTCATCCACCCCGCCAAACGAAATTATTCCATCATCCACTTTCAATTCACGCATGTGCTTCCATCCGTTTGTTGTCAGAAGTCTGTGTTCCGATGAGAAACGATAGATGTTGCCATCTTCATCCTCGATTTCAAAGACGGGAGAATAGCCCTTAACATATAGATTGGTTATTCTCTTCTTGTCGTTATTCATGTCAAACACAAACAGATCAACAGGTGGTGTTACCCATTCACCATCTTGCAAGGCTGTTGGGTCTTTGCCACACAGTTCGAATATTTCACCGAAGGTCATGATTCCGTCCGTGGTCTTGATCTTGGTGTCCAATGTGCCACAACCACTCGGTTTTACGCAAGTGATGGCGGCAGCAGGATTGATTCCCAACTTCTTTGCCCACTTTGCGTTGGTTTCGATTGCCGCTTGCTTCATGTGACCAAGCAGGACTTCTAAGCCGTTCTCACTACGAAGCATGGCATTGTCAAGGATGCCCGTGAGGGACACGCCAAGGAGTGCTTCCTCCTCGCAGTTCTTCTTCCACTCACTTGAGATGTAGCGGAAGTTCGTGAGAGAGGCTTGCCAAGTTCCAAGGATGGCAGCAAGACGAACCTTGCGAATCAGGGATTCAGGAGTGTCATCTGCACGGACAACGACCTCTGACAGGTTGCAGAACTCGCGGTCACGAAGGATGATCTCGGAATTGTGTACCAGAATTCCGTTTGCGAAGAAATTGTGATTCGGGGTTTGTATGTCGTAAGTATCGGTCTTCTCCGTCATCTTGCGAATCGACTTCACTTTGCCGCGAATTGTTGTCTTATTCTCTTCCATTCCTTTAGTTCCTTGTGGTAGTGGCTTCCTGACTTTAGGTATGGCTTTATATCTCGGATCAATTCCAAGGTCAAGCCGTGCATCTCACAGATTCGTTTTGCTTTCTCTGATCTGTCATCTGCGTTATCGAAGTAGTTTCCCTTGATCTCTATTACCTTGATCAATTTTTCATTCTCATAAATGAAGAAATCTGGTCTATATGTTTCGTTAGTTCCCTTCAGGGTTTTTACTTCGCTTTGCCAAGATATGTTGTTCTCATCCAACCATTTTGCGTATATGAACTCCAAGCAACTTCGCAACCAAATGAGTTCACCATTCTTGTTTCTATACCATCCTTGCAATGACTTTGTTTTAATCGCCGCTCTTTCTGGATACTTTTCAACCCAATTGAAGAACGGACTCTTCTCTCCCTTTACATTGTCGCTTCGTTTCTTTCTCAAAACATCAGTAACAATAGACATTCCCTTTCTTGTATTGATCTCCAGCCAGTTGATCAACAATATCCTTGTTTCTGTGTATGACAGACCCAATTCCTTTGATATCGTTTTGAATCCATGTCCTAATTCATAGTATTCGATCAGTTCCTTTTTTGCATTGGCACAAAGAGGATTTTCCTTTGCCCATTCCAGTCTTTCACTAGGAATCTTTGCCTGGTTGACTGTTCCCTTCCTTTTCTTCAATTCCATTCTCCATGTTCTTATTGCTTTGATCGTTTCCTGTGAAAGCATGTGTTGTCTCTCCTTTGGTGTAAATCCCTGCACCGTATGTATAATCCTTGGAGAAGCAGACAACATCATCTTCATTCAGGTTCTCGGCATCAACATAGCCTCGATTTTCGGTCCAAATCCGGTGATCCGGAGTCAGCCTAAGCACAGATGTTTCGCCGTTTTCGGACTCAAAACAAATCTCAAGCAACTCTGCATCGGGGCGGGTCAAATCTCCAGTCACAATCCTCGTATACTCAAGTTCTTTGGTCTTGTGGTTGTATGTCAAAACCAAATGACCATCCGTGTTCGTGATTATTTCTGAAATCGAAATTTGTCCCTTGTCAGTTTGCACCAATGTCTTTCCATCAAGACAGCATGGATTCGTTCCGAAATCGTAGTTTGGGTCGCGGCGGTCTCCCAACTTCGCAACCTGACGCTTGGAGGCATCGCGGTTGAAGATTCCGCGTTCGCCGCTCTTTGACTTGTAGAGCGAGACCCACTCGTCCATGAATGTCCCGATCTCGGGACGCTCCTGATAGACGGCAGAGTTGTTTGCAAGTGCGCGTTGCGGATCGATCACCCACCATTGCCCGACCTTTGCATTACGCATACGCTCATCGTTCAGGTCAGACAGGCTGA